CGATGCTGAGGTCTTTCAGCCCGCCCTTGTTCGCGCGCCAACCGTTGTTGGCCCGGGTGGTCATGTCGATCCGGTTCTTCTCCAGGCCGAGGTTCACGTCCCGGACGTTCGACATCTCCACCCAGTTGGGCGCCTCGTAGGAGCCGCCCACGTTGCGATACAGGACGCCTTCGTCGCCGGTTTTGCCTGCCATCGGTTACTCTCCTTCCGTGTGTTTCCCGTCAGCCTGCCAGTTCCTCGCGTTTGGCGAGGAGATCGTCGCGGCGGTCCCGGAGGACCTGCAGTTCCTCGGCCAACCGCTGGATGCGGGCGTCGAGGTAGCCGAGCATGCGGTCCACGGCGGCGAGGTCGTATTCGCGGACCTCGGTCCGGGTGCGGCGGATGCGGAGACGGCGCCCCCGGGACGTCTCGACGATCTCGCGGGTCTCTTGCTCGGCCATGATCGGACTCCTTCAGTCGGCCTCAAGCAGCGGCCGATTCGTTTCTGGAGCGGGCTGGCGGAACTGCCCCGCCCTCTCTATCCTGGAAGGATAGCGGGTCTCTCCTGACCCCTAGCCCGCGTCGATTCCAGCCAAGACTGGGTGGCCCTCGCTTCTCTCGTGCTCGCACCAGCCGGCCCGGGTGATCGTGAACCCGGCCTCGCGGGCCCGGCGGGCGAAATAGGCGCACTCGCACTGGGCCCAGCGGGTGCCGTCGGCGGTGTAGCGTCGCAGGAACCAGGGCGGGTCCAGGCGGCGGAACACCTCAACGGCGACTCGGACCAGGCCCAGGTGGACGACGTCCGGCTGGGCCCAGGCCCGCATGTCCGGCAGCGGGTAGAGGGCCCCCACGATGTGGCCCTGGGCGGCGAGTAGCGGCTCGGTGGCCGGACCCGGCCGCACGTCCCGGTCCATGAGGATCACGTGGTCGACCTCGCCGGCCCGGGGCAGGACGATCTCGCGGACGGCCTCGTTGCGGGCCGTCTGGTGGTCCTTGCCGCAGAAGGCGAAGATGCGGTTCGGCGGCAGGCGTCCGTATAGCCAGGCCGCGGCCTCCCAGGTGATGGCATGGTCGGGCCAGGTGAAGACGATGGCCAGGGCCCGGGCCGGGTCGAAGACCGGCGGGCTCTTGATAGTCTTGGCGGCCTTGGTTTTGCGCTTCGTGGCCATCGTTAGGTGACGTAGACCTGTCGCCATTGGCCGGCGACGTCGTCGTAGTAGTAGAGGCAGCCGTCGGTGGTGCAGTAGACGAGGTTGCCGCCGCATCCGATCTCGCTCGTCGCGTCCGGGGTGGCAGGGAGGAGGAACATGGTGGCCGAGGCGGCGTAGAAGTCGCCCTCGACGGTCAGGTTGCCGGCGCTGAGGTCGATGCCGTAGGCGACCTTGTTGCCGGTGACGGCTCCGTTGGCGATCTTGGCCTCGGTGACGGCCCCGTCGGCGAGGTCCGCCGCCGTGACGGTCCCGTCGGCGATGAGGGCGCCGGTCACGGTCCGGTAAGGCATTACCAGGTCCCTCCGACGATGGTCATCACGTCACCCGGCGTTCCCTTGACCCGGATGGCGGCCAGGTCAACGTGGTGGAATTCGTGCCACTCGCCGGGCACCCAGGGCACCTCCTGGCCCGTGTCGCCCTCGAAGATCACGTCGCCGCTGTTCGAGGGCGGACAGGAGATCGTCACGCTGGCCACCGTCGAGGTGGAGGCCAGCGGCGTCCAGTCGGCCTGGACGGTCACCTTACGCATGATGACGTTGTTCATGCCGCCACCTCATATGCGGGGCTCAGCACGCTCGTGAACTGCCGGTATTCCCGCAGATGGTCCGGCAACCACAGCGCGGGCCACTCCGTCTCCCGCCACTTCGCCGTCTCGCCGCCCGGCAGTTCCAGGTCCCGGCCTCGGAGGAACGCCTCCATCTCGTGGACCAGGTCCACCAGGGCGTCCACGGCGGCCGTGTCCTCCGGATCGACCCGTTTCTGGACGCCCACGTCGATCCGAACCGTGTAGAGCCGCTGGCCCCGGCTGTAAGGTTCGCTCGTGACCTCCCGCGGGATCACCGTCACCCGCAGGGCCGTCATCTCCTGGAGTCGGTAGGCCGGCACGTAGGCTCGAACGGCCTGGAAGGGCAGGCTGAACGCCCCGCCGTTCAGCGCCTCGACCAGCGCGTCGGCCACGTCCAGGACCAGGGCCACCGGCTATTTCCTCTCGCCGTTTGCGATGCACGGCCGCGAGAGCAGTTTGTCGTGCATCGAGCGCGTCAGGGTCATCAGGTCCCGCGTGTAACCCGTCAACTGGTTGATCGCCCGCGTGTTGTCCGCGATGACCTGGGCCGTGGATCGCAACAGTTCCAGCAACCGGCTGATCAGCCAGATGATGATGACCAGCAGGATCGCCGCGAACCCCACGAACCCGTATTGAACGATGGGCTGCATCACGAGCGAATCCATCAGGCCGCCTCCGTCAGCACGTGTTTCGTGTGAATCCGCCACGCGGTCGTGTAAGGGTCGGCGGGTTCGGCGGCGCTCATGCCCGCCCCGGGCGCCATGACCTCGTAGATGTCCACAGCCTCGCCGCGCCGGACCCGGATACGGTCACCCGCCTGCGGCGCGAACCGTTCGCCGGCCAATCGCAGGTCGTCCGCCAGGACCAGGAAGTCCGTCGAGTCGGCCCGGACCGACGCCCCATACTCGTCCGTCACGTCGTAGCGCCGGTAGGACCGCGTCGCCGTCACCTCGATCGCCCAGCCGTCCCGCTCGTAGACGACCGCCTCGGCGAGGTGCTGCCGACACACGTCCTCCAGCCACTCAGAGGCCCGGGCGAGCAGGTCCGCCATGCCTTACTCCACGTCGATCACGGCCACCTCGATGTCCGTGGCATCGCTGTAAGTCAGCGAGACCTGGCCGTCGGCGTCGTTGTAGATGTCGGTCGGGAACGGCCCGAGCAGGTGCCGGGTCCCGGCCGCGATCGTGATGTCCTTGGTCCCCACGCTTACGCCGTCCACGTCCTTGGTGATGGCGACCGAGAGCGTCACGTCGGACCCGGCGCCGTTGGTGTGCTCGACGAGCAGGAGTTTCCGCCCGTCGTTCGCGAACACATCGCCGCCGGGGTCGGCGGGGGTGCCGGGGATCGGGTTGGCCGCGCGGGCCGGCGCCACTGCGGTCAACGTCGCCATGAGTCAATCCTCCCGGGATCGGGCGGCCGGGCCGGATACCCGGCCGCCTCACGTGCCTTGCTCACGGACTCGGCTTACGCGGGATTCGGGGCCGGGGCGGCCAGGGTAACCCGGACCGTGCCGTCGGCCGCCGCGGCGTCGGCCACCGCGTAACCCATGAACGTGTTGTCGGTGGAGACGTTCGTGGCCGCCCCCGATCCGGCCTCGCCGCCCACCGGGTCGCCGTCGGCGTCCCAATAGACGGCGTCGCCGGCCGAGATGGCCACGTTGGCCTTGACCACGTCGAAGACGCCGCGGACGGCGATCGCGCCCAACTCGCCCGAGGCGATCGGGCGGCTGGCCACGCCCACGAGGTTCCCCACCACCACGACCTGGCCCGCCTCGACGTCCGAGGCCGGGGTGTAGTCGATCGTGTTGCCGATGTGCGAGTAGGTCGCCTGCGCCATGTCTCAGTCTCCTTCGGGTTCGGACGGCCGGGGCGGCTTCCCCGCCGCCCCGGTGCCGCTTGCCGGTTCCAGGGCTTACACCTCGCCCTTCATCTTCACGCCGCCCCGGTATTCCTGCAGGGCCACGCCGAAGTCCAGGTAACCCCGCAACTGGATGCCCAGGACGCTGAAGTCCGCCTCGGCCTGCTCGATCACGGGCGACTGCTGGCCGTTGAGGAACGCCACCTCGATCACCGGCAGGTCCGCCGGGTCGGCCAGCAGATACCACGCCTTCGTCGAGTAGCCGGCCAGTTGGCTGTTGCCCAGGTAGGTCGAGACGACCACGGTGAACTTGCCGGCGTGCGGGTTGGCGATGCCGTATTTCTTGCCGCTCGTGGTGTCCCGAATCTCCGTGGACTTCATCAGTTGCGTCGCCGTCACGTTCAGGCTCGTCGGCACGAGCAGGATCTTCGGCATGACGGCGATCGGGTGCCCGTCGGGGCCGGTCTGGTCGAGGAACATCTGCTCGGCCTGCGTCAGGCCGTCGAGCGAGAGGGCCGTGGTGGCCCCCGAGGCGTAGTTGCCCCGGGCGGCGGTGAAGAACGTGGCGTTGTCGAGGAACGTGCTCCAGAACACCCGGTTCAGGCCGAGACCGGCCCCCCGGCCGAGACGCCGCGGCGCCTGCGTCAGGGCACCCAGATCGTCGTTGATCAGGTCCTGACGCGTGATGGTCAGCATCCGGCCGTAGGTCTTCGCCCGGTTGGTGTAGGACTCTTCGCCCAGCGTGGCGTGCTTGAGTTCGCCGTCCGGCCCGACCTCGACGAACGTCCCGCCGCCCGTCAGCCGGTAGGAGGTGACCTGCTTGAAGTCCTTCACCGGACGGGTGGCCGCGATCTGGCGCCAGGCCTGCTCCACGCTGTCGAAGCCGGCCAGGAGGAACTTGTTGGCCACGTTCGAGAGGATGCCCGAGATCTCCACCGTCGAGAACGCCGCCTCCAGGACGCCCCGGGTGTCCGCCCGGAACGACCGCCCGGACCAGCCGTTCGCCCAGGCGGCCTCAAGCAGCAACTCCTGGAGCGAGATGCCGCGCGGGAACTTCCGGCTGGCCGCCTCCAGGGTCGGCTCGTCGAACGCCTTCTCGACGTCCGACAGCCCTCCGGCCAGGCACACGGCCGCCTCCAGCACCTTGCCGGTCACCTCCTCGTCCCGGACGATGACCGCCGGCGGCTTGGGCCGCTCCGCCCGTAGCACCTCCAGTTCGGTCCGGACCACGTCCCAGCCTTCCTCGATGGCGCGGGCCTCGATGTCGGGATGCCGCCCCGCGCAGACCTTCCGAATCTCCGCGATCCGCTTGGCCTCGGCGGCCAGGCGCCGGCGGGTCTCCTCGATCAGGGCCTCGGCCTCGATCTTGGGGGCCCCGGCCTGGACCGCCTCGCCGGCCGGGGCGACCTGCTCGGTCCCGCCCGCCGCCTCGACCTTCTTCGGTTCCTCGGTGGTCGGCTGCTCGACCTGGGTGGTTTTGGTCTCGTCCATCGCACTCGTCTCCCCGGCTTTTGCCGCAATGCTGGCGCTGGTCTGGTCGTCGGCGCCAAGACTCACGAAACTCACCTCCTTCAGGACCGCCCGCCGAACCACGTTGATCGGCCCGGCGAACTCCCGGCCGTTCACCACGGCCGTTTGGCCCTCTTTGACGAACTCGACCTCCTGCACGGCCACCCCGACCGACGCCTGCCACGGATAGCCGTTGTCCGCGTCCGCCACCACTTCCCGGGCCGCCTGGCTGGTGGACGAGATCACCCCGGTGACCCGCAGACGCCCGTCGGTGATCTCCACGCCCTCCAGGTGCCCCACCCGGGCCAGGGGATCGTGCTGCAGGTAGGCCTTCGCCCCGTTGGCCACCGTCAGCCCCGTCAGGTCCACCACGACGGGATACCGCCACCCCCAGACCCGCATGGCCCCGCCCGTGTAGGCGTCCATGACGAACCGGCGGGGCCGCGGTTTCTCGTCCTCGCCCTGGACCGGCTCGGCCGCCGCGAGCGTCGGCACCGCCGTCAGGGTCAAGTAATCCGACCGGTCCGTCTCCGCCTCGGCCTCGGCCTGCCGGCGACAGACCGCATACCGCTGGGCCGGGTCCGGGAACTCCTTCTGCATGACCGGGTCGATCATGCACCGCTCGATGAACTTCTCGCGGGGTTCACCCTTGCGTCGCGTCGGAAGAGGCATTCCCGCCCTCCTTGGCCTGCCCGCCGCCGGGCACCGCCCCCGACGGCACGAGGCCCAACTCCTGCATCAGCCGCGTTTCCCTGGCCCGTTGCCGGAGTTGTTCCTCCCAGTCGAGGCCGATCTTGGCGTATTCGCTCGCCAGGGTCGTCGTGTGGCTGGCCAGGCGACGCTCCTGTGCCAGGGCTTCCTTGGCCGGATCGACGTGTTCCCGACCGTCCCAGAACCACTGGTGGGGTGCGTCGCGGTCCAGGTCTTCCAGCGTCTTGCGCTGGCCGGGTTCCAGAGACAGGGCCCGCGCGGCGTCCCGGAGCCAATGTTCCAGCAACCGGTCCAGGACCACCTCTTCCAGGTCGGCCCGCTCGACGCCCAGCGCCTTCCAGTAGGTCTGGTGGTCCAGGCGGCCCGAGGCGTAGTTGTAGGCCGAGGAGTTGCAGGCCGCGATGTTGTAGGGCATGTTGAGCGGGCGGGCGACCTCGTTGATCAGCGATTCGACGAACTCCTTGTGCGTCGTCGCCGGCTGCTCCGCCCGGACCTGGCTGAGTTTCCAGCCCATCGGCGTCGTCAGGAACGTATTCCGCTCCAACTCGAACGACGCCATCGGGTCCACCTCGTCCGCCTCGCCCTGCGGCGGGGCGTCCGTCTCCAGGACCCCGCAGATGTTCGCCGCCGTCTCCGCCGCGTCCAGCACGGCCGCCCGATAGCGGCGGAACTGGGCGAACGTGCCGAGCGTCGGCGTCAGGTCCGGCACGCCCCGGTGCTGGCCCGGCCGGTCCGCCCGGAACCAGTGCACCACCATCTCCGCCGGCACGCGGTCAAACTCGGCCAGTCGCAGGTAACGCGTGTCCCCCGGATGGTGCCGCATCACCCAGTAATAGGCCGGGTTGCCGAACTGGTCGAGTTCGATGCCGTCAACGAAGTTCTCGCGGTCGAGCCGCGCGGTCGGCGAGGTCACCTGGTCGCATTCGATCAGCCGCAGGTCCAGCGTGACCGGGTGCGGCAAACGCGGATTGTCAATGAACAGGGCGAAGGCCTCGCCGTCGGTCAGCCGGGCCATCGTCATCGTCCGGAGTTTGGCCGCCAACCGAACCCGATGGGCCCACAGCCCGAACTGCCGCTCGATCAGGCGGTTCAGGCCGTCGTCCTCCGTCAAGAGTTGCAGGCGCGGCCCCGAGCCGATCAGGTCGTTGGCGTAGGTGAGGACGATCCCCTTCGCCCACCCGTTGTTGGCCACCTCGTAGCGGGCCCGGCTCCGCAGAATCCGCCGGTTTCCCAGGCTGTTCAGCGCGTCGGCCGACAGGTTGTCGGCGTTGGCCCAGTGCCGGCGGTTGTCGTCCGTCGTCCGGGCGGCGTCGTAGCCGGCCCGCACGGCCGTCGAGGTCCGTGGGGCCTGGACGAGCACCACCCGACGCCCGGCCCGGCTGTCCTTTTTCCGACCTTTTGCCACGTCAGGCCCCGGGCGGGATCACCTTGGCCATGATCAGACTCATCCGGTGCCGCGGCCGCTGGGCCATCGCCCGCTTCGATTCGAGATAGCGGTCCGCCTCGATCTGGTCGGGCAGAGGGTGGGCCTCGGCGCTTCGCCCATCGACCGTGGCCCGCCGCGGCTGAGCGGCCGCCTCCTTGATGGTCTCAGACAGGTCCGACATGGTCCGTGTGTCCGAGCGGCGGTTCCCTCAACTCGTGGCGATACTCGCCGACCGCTCCGATACCGGCTTACCACATCGAAAAGGGGGACGTGACGGAAAACGCACTAAGCCAAAACAAAAAGGCGCTACATCTAGCGGTATTTTTCAGATGGCCCGCTCTTTGGTCGTGATCCGCTCGCCGCAGTGCCGGCACTCGCGCCGCCGCACGATCGCCCCGCGGACCCGCTCGGTCCGGATCGTGTAGAAGTGCCGACATCCGCACCGGCGACACTCCAGCCCCAAGCCGTCCTCCTCCTCCGGCGGAGCGACCTCGGCCGGGGCCGGCGGGGCGCCCGGGTCGATCCGTTGCCAGAACTCGTCGAACCGTCGTCGGCTCATACCCGCGCTCGCTTCCGAAAATGTTCCCGGGTCCACCGGCGCCGAGGCCGGGCCGGTTCCACCCCCGCCGGCGCACACCCGCACATCGACGCCGCCACCGCACAGCCCACCAAACAGTCGAACCAGTGGTTGTCCGGGCGCGACGGCAGGGGCGACCATTCCCGCACCGTCCGCCCGTGGCCCTGGGTCTCCGTCCACGTCTCCGACTCGGCGATGTGGCAGGCGAGCATGTCGTGGTCCCCGGGGCGACCGAACAGCGAAAGGGCCCCCGCCTCACCTGCCCGCGTAAGCAGCCCGTCGTGCACGAACGTCTTCCAATAGTTCACGTCGGCCAGGACGTGCGGAAACTCGCCCGTCTTCCGCACGTTCGGCACATACCAGTGGTGCCCGTGCCGTTCGCCCGGCCGCCGCCGATACGAACTCATCGGCCGGTTCGCCGCCCGAATGCCCACGCCCCGGTAGGGCATCATCGTGGCCCCGCCGACCTTGAACTTGACGGCCTCGACCAGGGCCGGCTTGTAGCCCGCGTCCACCAGGAGCCGGTCCACCCGCACCACCCCCTCGCCACGCGGGAACGTCCGCTGAAGGAGCCACCGGACGACGGCCTCCAGCCCCGCCAGAATCGCACCGTCCCGCCCGGCACCGGGATACTCCCGAGCGAGCGACGCCGGGGCCGTCGCCTGCGTGAAAAACACCCCGGCCGGCTGTTTGGGGTGGGTGCCGTAGTCGATGACGTGCCCCGTGAAGTCCTCCCGCCAGCCGCACACCATCCAGTAAAGCACCCGGTCGTGCACGTCCACGAACGCCGTCACCACCGTGCACTCGACGGGGACCGCGCCCCGCGGCCGGCCCGAGGCCTTCGCCCGGACCTGTTCCGCCGTCAGACGGTCCGCACCCTGCGCCCCCTCCGGCAACGGCTCGTTCTGGAACTCGGCGAAGAACGCCGCGTCCCCTAGGTCGAACCGGATGTTCATCGCGTGCTGGATGGCCGAGACCTCGCCCCGCTTCGGGTCATACCGCTCGGGCCACGCCACAACGGCCCCCGCGTCCATCTCCTCCCGGTGCCGCAGGTAAAAGGCCGTGTCCGGATGGGTCCGGTCCCCGCGTTGGAACGCCTCGGCGCGGATGTCCCGATACCGCTGCCACAGACGCTCGTTCGTCGGGAACGCATAGACCATCTTCGTCCGCTCGCCCTGGAACGCCGGGTTCCGCTCGCGGTCCAACAACTGGTCCGCCAGGTCGCCCTCACAGATCACCGTGCAGGGCACGATGATCGCCGTCCGTTCCCCCGGGCCCGCCAGGTTGGCCACCGCCCCCCGAATGATGCTCAGCCGCTCCGCCGTCTGGATCGCCGAGTGGGCCGACTCGTCGGTCTGCGGGTCGTCGCAGATGGCCAACGTGGGCCGCACCTGGCTCCCGTCCCGCCGGACCACCACGTCGCCCCGAATGTGCCCCGCCAGGCCGGCCACGCGGATCACGGCCCCCGCCCCTCGGCTCCCCGGGATCGTCGGATACACGATCTCCTTCTTGCCCCAGACGATGCCCGTCGGCACGCCACAGTAGCGCTGGCCCGTGGCCCGCTTCGACTCGCCCTCCAGGCACCGGATGGGATACACGACCTCCGGGTAGTCGGCCAGCAGCAGGTCGTTCCGCCGCAGGTGGGCCTTCAGGTTCTCAAGCAGCCGTTGGGCCGCCTGCTCCGTCGCCCCGATCAGATAGACGAACGCATGTTTGCCGGCCAACGTGGCCCAAAGCACCGCCGCCAGACACAGGCTCGTCTTCCCGCTCCCCCGCGGCATCGCCACGGCGAACGTCTCGTAATCCTCGACAACCCGCTCGATCTTCTCGATCACCCGCAGGTGGTCCTTGGACCACGGCCGCCAGAAGACGTGCGCGAAGTAGGCCTCGCAGAAGAACCGGAACTCCCGGTCCGCCCGGGCCCGGCGGACCGGGTCGCGCACCGGCGGCAACGTGCCGATATCCTGCCCCGCCAACGTCAGGGCCGCCGACCGGGCCCGAGCCCGCTCCTTCAGACGCCGGTAGGCCTCCTGGTTGTAGCGGTAGGTCGATTCCGTCATCGCTCACCCGACGGCTCCGCCGCCTCGTGCTTCCCGGCCACCGCCTCCAGTTCCCGTATCCGCTGGGCGGCCAGCCGGGCGTGCTCCCGCACCGGGTAATCCGGCTCCGCCAGACCCAGCGGCACCAGGTAAGCCGCCACCGCGTCCAGTTCTTCCCGCAACTCGGCGCCGGCTCCCTCGCTCTTCGCCCCCGCGGCCTTGCCCGCGTGCAGGCCCGTCAGCCGGTTGATCTCCTGCTGGACCGCCAACGCCTTGGCCAGGGCCACCGTAGGCGAGATGGACCCGTCCGACGCCGCTTGCATGCACCGGGCGTAGAGGTCGTTGAGCCGCACCAGGGCCGTGCCGAGCAGTTCATCCCGGTTGTATTCGGCCGCCAGGGTGACCCGGCGCTTTGCCTCGGCCACCAGCCCTAGGGCCTTGCGACGCTTGACCCCCAGCCGCTCAATGCAGGCCTGGATCAGGGCCTCCCCCGAGAGGCCCCCCGTCGCCATCCAGAGCACCACCTGGTCCACGTGCGAGGTCATCTGTTCACCCGTAAGTATAGCGTCTGGGAAGCCTTACAGTCGGCTCCGCCTCACCCGCGCCGCAAAAGAAAGAAAAAGCACGTGCGGGATGGTTCCGCCTGGGGTGGAGCCGCCTCACGCCCCGGCGAAGGACCCGCTCGGGGGGCCGCCTGGCCGCCGGGCCCCCAGCCGGCACCAGATGAGGGCGTCGGGCCGGCCCGGGACCGGCACCCGCCACCGGCACCAGCCGCGGACCTCGGCCCTCTCGTCGGCCTCGATGGGCACCCAGTGCCGGCACTCGATACACCGGATCGGCTTCAGGGCGGCCAACTGGACCGCCAGGGGCACGTGAGACGGATTTTCCACTGCACATCTCCCCTATCTTGCCTGGCTTGACGGGCGCGTGGCCGGCTGCGACCGTTTGTCCGAGATAAACGGTCGCACGTAAAGCCTTCTGGCAGGCGGGCTTACGTAGACCGCGACCGTTGCGACCGTCATTTTGCCATTGCGATCTACCCTCTTGCGC